GCCTCCATTCGCGCAATCAGTTTCAAAACACCGTCTGCCGGAGGCATGTTGTCGTGCTCAACGGTCAGCAGATACTCCCACTGAGATAACTCAGGGTGTTGGCAAATCATCTCAATGGATTGAGAGTAAGCGTCCCCGACTTCCATTCCTAAGCACAGCATCCGATAGACGGGCTGGTTCGGCGGAAAAATCAAATTCCAGTGGGAGAGTGCGACCTTCGTTGACATAGTTGCGCCAGCAGGCAGGAGGACAACAATGCGCTGCTTTTTCCAGGTTGCGCCTTGTATAATCCTGCTCGTTGACTCATCAAAATAATCATTATGCCTACCGCCACCGATAGACACGATTTGTGGTTTCATGTGGTCCTCTAAAGAGTGTCAAGCCCCGGAAGGATCACAAGATCAACTGTCTCTCCAAAGTTGGCAAGCGCCGTTTGCTCAAAAGCGGTGCGGCACTGAATTTTCCAATCTGCCCCCTTTTGTGCATCAAACGACATGACAAAGGTTGAGTTGTTGCCATCCATTAGGATGCACGAGCAACTCAGTCGAAAAACATCCGAACCCAGGTTTTCAACTGTGTCGATACTCTTAACAAAGCCAGCAATCGCCATTGTTTAATCCTCCGTTGTAGTGTGGACAAACTCAACATCTCGCCATTCTTCATCTCCGGTCGAGACATTGCGGTATAGTTGCTGTAATGATGCGTGCTTGCGTGTGCGGCCCGCAAATCTCAGTCGCGGCTGCGCCACCCAATCAATGATTGTTCCGGTCACATTTTGTGGTTCAAGAGCCATTGTGTTCCTCCTATGGAACTGTGCCGCTCTGCACTTGCCAAATCGGCAAGCGTTGAGGCAGCGAGCCAGAGCCGTTGATTTGTGAGAAGGCGATAGAACCTGGCATTGCCGTTGTTGAAGCGGTGTAAACGCCGAGGCCCAAAAGGTTTTGATCCGTCGCGTTTGAGGCCGCGCCGAAGATTCCTGAGTAAGCTGTGTTCGCGTAAGTCACCAATAGTTGTGACTGTGTGGCGTTCGCGCCAGCCGTTGACGTGCGGTGAATAATTCCCATCCAGGCTTGACCCGCATAGATCGTATTCGTCCAGGGGATCGTAAGTTTTCGCCAACCGTTGTTAAGCGAGTGCGAGGAAACGGTGCCGTGAAACGTGTGCGCCCAACTTGAGGATGTTGACGAGATAAGGGATAGGGACGAGGCGGTGCGCGAGTAAAGACCAAACCAAAGCGACTGAGAGATTGAACCCGTCGAGTTGCTCGCGTTTGAGATTTGAAAATCAGCCGCAATGCGGTCGTGTTGCACGTTCCATGGAACCGTGAACGGTTGCACGTGAAGCGAGGCATTGCCTTGATGGCCTACAAGCCACTCTTGACCTATCTGATTTTGAAAGAGCGTCAGCGGCGCAGGACCAAAAATGGATATGTCGGTGTTGTTCGTCGCCTGAAGCGTCAAATGATTTCCGGCATGAAGCCGAATATCCTCGCCAGACGCAGTAGACCCGCCAGAAGTATTACCTCCAACGGTCGAGAAGTTGTTGTGGTTGCTATTCCAGTGCGACGGTTTCACAAGATCGGAGGCCGCGACCGTTGCCGTTGTCGCGCCGTACCATATCGTTACCGTCCCGGTTGCGTCCGCGACTGCGTTTGAAAAGACGTGTTTAATCGCCATCGCTTCACCTTTGAAGAAACAGGTTCGGGGGCTTGCGCCCCCTCCCCGACAAAACGCCCGGAAGGACGCTTAGATTTCTTCAAGAACCACATGCGTTGAGATGTTGGACGTACCAACAACGCCGCGCAATGAGGCTTGTTCCGTTCCGGCAAACGCAATTTCTTTGTTTGGCGGACAGACCCATCGGTAGATACCACCATAGGCGTTGAAGCCCAGGCGCACATACGGCAAACCGGAAAGTGTTGGTTGCGCGGACCATGTGGTGTTGACCGTGCCAGAAAACGCGGTTGTGTTCGTGTCCCACTTCTTCGGGGTCAGAGCACCGCCGCCCGTTGTGCCGCCCGTCGAGAGGAACAAGCCCAACTCGCAAGCCGCCGCAGAGGCAGAGGTTCCGGCCATACCGGAAACAGAGACTTCAAGCACGCGGAAGCGCCGCGAGGCACCGCCGATGATCGTCATTGTATCGTTTGTCGTTGATTGAGCGGTGTTGGACACCGAAACGGTATAGACAGCCATTGTGATTACTCCTTACGCCGCCCGGTTTCCTGATAGGGCTGCACGCAACATCTGAATGGCACTTCCTAAATCAGCGCCGCCACTCTTAGCGCCCTTTTGTTGTGTTTCAGCGCGCGTTGCTTCCGCTTGCGCCAATTCTTTTCCGCCTTGCGCCACAGACCGGAAGGCCGCGCCGCCCGCTTGAGCCATTTGCGTCATTTGCGCCATACGCTCCTGTTGCGCCCGTTGCTCGCGGATTGCGGCAACCTGCTCAGGTCCGCGCATGACAGGGGCAGGAACGGCCCACCCCTTTGCCAGCATATTCAAGGCTTCATCGTGATCTATGTTGTCCAAAATCGTCGGATCAATACCAGCCATTGTCTCGACGGACTGATACAATCTGACAACCGCTTGCGCCTCTCCGGCCATTTGCGCCTTTGCGAGCGGAGAGACGTAATCAACCTGCATCTTCTGCCCCTGGATTTCCTGCGGCGGAGGCGGGACAAGGCCCATGCGGTTGAGCATCCCAAAACGGCGGCGGACCAGCGGGCTTAGAAACTCAGACTGAATACGCCCCAGGTTCGGACCCAGGAGGCGCAACTTTTCTTCCTGCCGCCCAATCCATTCCGTTGCCGTCATATCGGGAGAGCCAACCATTTGCATCAGGCTAAAATAAAAGCCTTCGCGGATTGACTGCCGCCGCTGCTCCATCATCTCAAAGGTCAAACGATGATCGGAGCCAGCGAGAAGCGGTTGGATAAGCCTGTTTCCGTTCGAGTCTATACCGCCGTAGGTTATGCCTCCGGGGTACGTGCGCGCCTGCCGTATAACCCCTTCATCCGGCGCGAGAAGTGGAGGATCAGCCGCTTTTTGCGCTGCAACCAGCGACGTTCTCGATTGTTGATTGAGTGTTTTAACGTCAGCAATGACGATTTCACCTAGACCTCGACCGTAAGTTTCACCCGCAGCTTGCGACCAGCGCGGAATCTGAAACGGCATTTCGAAGTAGCCCTTTTTACTGAGGACGTGCTTCGTTTCCTGCTCAACAATCACCGACGAGTAGGGGTGCTTAAACAGGTTTCCAGGCTGGTAATCTTCCGAAGGCTCAACGCAGTGCAAAACCCAAATCTTTTGATACGGCTCCTTCTCTGCAATCTTCTTCACCTTGTCGCTTACCGTCTCAGGGAATTGCTTTACGAGGTTGATCGCTTCCGTCGAGTAGCGGCGGTAAACCGTGTCAACTTCGCCGTAAGTATTTTCTGCAAAAACAATCTCAGAAAGCGCCCGGACACTATCGTTGATCCGCCGCCCTTCCTGTTCCTCTGAGTAGAAAACTCCGTTTCCAAAGCAAGCCAGATCGGCATAGAGCGCCGGAATCACATTGTAGAAACGGCTGTATTCCGGGCCAAAACTGTTCAGCAAAATGGTCGTTGTGTTGTAAAGCCAGGTCTTAACCGGACCCCAACCGCCCAAATCATCATCTTCCAGCTTCAGGGAGAACCAGCGGTTAGACGGGCTGGTCATCATCCCGTAAATGCCGCCCGCAAAATTGTCAGCCGCCATAAGCGGCGTGCTATCAAAGACTTTGTTGTAACGCTTCTCTCCGGCAGAGCGTTGCGCCGTAAATTCCGCGCGCAGCGGTCGCACAACCTCTGCAATCTCTTGCCATGTGCTTTCAAACGTCGCGCGCTCAGACTTGAGCCGCTCGTATCGCTGGCAAATGCGGGAAGCGTCAACCTCTGCCATCAGCCACCTAGCAAGGCTTTTTTCTGCACGGAGGCAGGGGAGTTAGCGGCTCCCAATGGAGAGGTCAGGATTGTCGAGCGGTAGCCTTGCGCTAAGGCCCGCTTCTGCAATTCATTGTCCCTCGCTACCAGCGCATCCTCTTTTTGGGGCGGCGGCGGGGCCTTCGGAATCTTCGGGGTGCTGAAACACATTGTCAGAAAGTCTCCAGGCATATTGCAAGAATGTCTGGCCTTCCGCCCCGTACTCTTTCAGCACAACCTCGCGCCGGAAATTCAGCCTTTCCAGCAGCTTAATCGCGTCGTGATGGCCGGATAGCGTTCGGCACTCAAGACGCTTATACCCATTTGCCAGAGCTTGAGGCTTAAATTCTTTCAGGCCCCATTTCAGCAACTCCGGCGCAATCTCCCTGAACGAATCGGTTGCAATCAGAGAGGCGGCTAACGCTTTCACCGTCATCGGGTGAAACATCACAAAGCACGCCGGATTGTTGTTTCTATCGTAGAAAATCCGCTTCCACTTCGCCATCTGCCAGAGCGGTGCAGCCATATCTATCGGCCCCGGTTGCCCTGGCACTCTCAAGGCTTTCATTTCCACACGGTCGCGGAACCGCGCGTTTTGGATGATGTAGATAACCGCTTCTTCAGGAGAACGGGTCATATTCCAATCCTGCCCGGTTAAGATCGGACGGTATGCCTTCGAGTGGGTTGTAATACTGACCTTGCGGCTTTGACTGACCAACACCGTCCATTTTCACAATGGCCTTACCCTCACCACCACCTAGCATCAGGTATTGCAGTGCATCAGCGATGTGACTGAAATGGTTTTTGTCCGGCTTATCGTGATAGCGGTCGCCGCCAGAAATTTGCACACGCTTGTATCGGTAGCCTCCGGCCATTGCCTTGCGCAACATCTTCGCGTTAGGCCCAAACACAAGGCCCGCATCACCGTCAATGATTCGCGTCAGTGCTTGTGCAACAGCCTCGCGGCGCAAGGTGAAGTCGTTGCTTGAAGCTGGTCGCGCGCGAATGTTGCCCTTTGATAGTGCGGAGTTGAGAATATCAAAGATCGTCTTTTCGCTGTCACCCTGACCGCGCGCCGCCCCCGCAGGATCGCCCGTAATCGTTCCAATCGTAACACCGGGGTAGTCGCGCCTGATCTTTGCCAGCAGCATTTCGCCAAACTGCTTAGCGCCCGCGTCCTCCGTGACCAATTCATCTATGATGCGCCATGCTCCGGTTGGAGAAACCTGCCCGAAAGCGGCGGCAGGCGTTAGACCAAAATCAATCCCAATATGAACGGGCCATCTCTCAATGAGGCCCAAATCAGAAAAGTGTAAACGCTCACGAAATTCAGGAAACACTGGCTTACCGTCTTGAACAAAGCCATACTCGCCGCGCACATAGACCTTGACCCACTCGCCGTCTTTGCCCGCTTTCGCCCGGTCGTAGTACCCTGGCGGTAGGTTGACGACGTTCTCCGCGTCCGGCCCGTCGCCCGCTGGTTGCGAGAAGAATTTGAAGCCATCCGGTTTATCTTCCTCTGCTAATCTGTACCACCAATGGTCACTGTCAGGCGGGTTCGTGTCCATAATCACGCCTGACCAACTCCGCGCCGCTCCTCGTGCCGGAGGGAAGCGCCCAACGCGGCCCGTCAGTCCGTCTAAAATCGCCTTAGGAACCTCTCTCGCCTCGTTGATCCAGGCTCCGGTCAATTCAAGAGAGAGTAGTTTGCCAACATCATCCGGCCTATCAAGGGCCATGAACATGACTTCCAATTCTATGCCGGAGTCTTTGATGTAGTGCGTCGGCGGACCCTCATCCTGCCACTTGCCCATTTCGCGCGGGAACCACTCGTGCCAGGTCTTGATTGTCGTCGTCTTGAGTTGTGGATAGGTGTTTCTGATGATTGCCCACCGTGCGCGCCTTATGCCCCGGTTGTCTGGCTCTGATTGCGCTAGGTGACGCCAGGGGCGGAACGCCGCTGCCGTTGATTTTCCAGAGCCAATCGGCCCGCGTATGCCCGCAACAAACGTGTCATCGTAATAGAAGGCGTCAAGCACTTTTCCGGTTGGCGTGTATTGCACTCTCATACTTAATTACCTTGTAATCAGAAAAGGGGACACGGTGCGCTAACTTAACATCGTTCGGATCGCCCCGGTCCTTCCGGCCTACATGCATCTGTAGATACTTAGAGGTTGTGGTTTCCCACTTCAGGTACACTAGCCCATCGTCATACGATACAACATAAATTGAAGGCACTTTGAGAACCTCAAACGCCGCTTTGAAGGCTTGAACCTTGTGGTCATCCAGCCAGACAATGCCGACACGCTCGGCAAAATCAAGTGTCCCACTGTACCGCTTGATTTCTATGAAGGCAGAGACTTGCGGGTATTTCTTTCCCGGTTCATCCCGCGCTGCAACATAGTCAATATTGGACACAATACTAGGAAAGGCAAAGATTCGGCACTGCCATTTCTTTTCGAGGAACTGGATAATCCCCTCTTGCGTCCGCTCATTCTCTGCCGTTACTCGGATTACCATACTTATCCCTCTCCCGTCTTTGGTGGTGGGGGCAATTTCCTATAAAGGCCCCGCCTGATCTGCCTGACGTGCGATGACGAAATGCCAAAATCGTGAGCCACCCTCCGCGATGACCTGCTATCCGCCAGAATTGCCTGAACATCACTGTCCCTCAACTTCGCGCTGGCGTGACGCTCGCCCGTCTTTTGGGGCGGCAATACATTCCGGCCCTTATCGCGCATGTCGTCAAAATTTTCTCTGGCTGTGCCCACAAATAGGTGCGCTGGGTTAATGCATCTCCGATTGTCGCAGCGATGACACACGTAAAAGCCTGCCGGGACTTGCCCGACCCAGCACTCATACGCCGCTCTGTGGGCGCTGACGTGCCTCCGGCTGTTGTCATCCCTCGCGCCAACAATCAACCTCCCGTATCCGTTCCTCAGGGAGCCGGTCCACTCAATGCAGTCACCTTCCGGCTTTGACTTCCTGAGAAGCCGATCCTCAACGGTGCGAACAACCTGGCCGCGCTTCTTCAACTCGCTCATTTGTCACTCCCATTTGGGGCGGGGGGCAAGGGCATCCAGTGGGTTATCGACGACGTGCTAAAATGCGTTCCATCATCAGTTCTCCAGAAATGACCGAACCTTTTTGCGATTGCGATATATGTTCCAGGCCCAATCTTGCCATACACCAAAACCGCTGTGCGCTCTGGCGAGCCGTAGTCAGTTTCTCTACACCACTCGCTCATTGCTTGTCGTCCTCTAGGGCTTTGCGCAT